TTAGATAAATATATTAATAAAAAAGAAGTAGTAAGAGTATTACCAGGGTGGATATATGTAATATTTTTTGTTGTGTTTTTAATAATAATATTTATTTTAATTAAAACACTTTTATTAAAAAAGAAAGCAGATGAAAAATCGACAGAAGCAAAAATTATTTCTGATAGATTCGAGTATCTTTTTGAAAATATGGCTCAAGGAGTAATTTATTACTCTACTGAATTAAAAGTTTTAGATTTAAACACATCAATGCAACAAATATTTAATATAGATAAAAAAGAAATTATTGGACTTACATTTGAACAATTAGTAAAATATTTAGACTTGAATTTTATATCAGAAGATGGATCAGTAATAGAATATTCAAACTGTCCTATTATACAGGTAAAAGAAAGTAAAAAAGAATTGAGTATAGTTGTTGGTATTCATTCACGTTTTTATGATGGGTATAAGTGGGTTATTGCTTCTACTACACCAGAATTTGATTCAAAAAATAATGCAATAAGATATTATCAAACTTATAGTAATATTACAGATTTAAAAATAGCATTAGATAAAATAGAAGAAAGAGAAAAAGAATCTAAAAAAATTATAGAAAATATGAGCAGTGCCTTCTCTTATCATAAGATGATATATGATAAAGAAGGTAAACCAATTGATTATGAATATATACAAACAAATGAAAAATTTCATCAATTAACTGGTTTCCCAAGAGATTGTATTGGAAAAACATTATCTGAATTAAATCCAGATGTATTAAAAGATGAAATAGAGTGGATAAAATTATATGGTGAAGTAGCGGCTACACAAATTCCTAAAAGAGTAGAAAAATATTCAGAAGCATTAGGAAAATGGTTTGATATAGCAACATACTCTCCTAAAGAAGGATACTTTGTTTCAATTTTTAATGATATTACAGATAGGAAAAACAGTGAACAGATTTTAAAGGCATCAGAGGATGCTCTTAGAGAAAATCAAAAACGCTTGTCAACAACGTTTGAATCAATTGGTGATGGTGTTATTACTGTTGATACTAATCTTAGAATAACAATGATGAATAAGATAGCTAAAAATATTCTAAATTGGGAAGCTGGTTATTTTGGTGCAGATCTTGATCAAGTATTAAAAATAAAAAATATAAGCATTGATGGGAGATCAATAAAAGATTTAGCAATTAAAGTATTAGAGAACAAAAAACCTTATTATATAAATTATGCGGAATTAAATATTGAGACATTAGGAATAACAAGAATAATAGAAGATTCTATTTCACCAATTTATAATAATGATACAATATATGGTCTTGTTATTGTATTTAGAGATATTACCGAGAAAATTTTAACAACAAAGAAAAACAAAGAATTACAACAACAATTAAATCAATCACAAAAATTAGAATCAATTGGACAATTTTCTGGAGGCATAGCTCATAATTTTAATAATATAATTACAGCAATTAATGGGTATATCTCATTGATAGAGAGTGATGTAGAATCTAAACAAAAACAATTTGATTATATTGAAGAAATAAAAGAAATAAAAAAAGCAGCTGAGAGAGCTACAAAACTTACATCTCAATTATTAACTGTATCAAGAAGACAATCTTCTAATCCAGAAATTTTAGATGTTAAATTAGTCGTAAAAGATATGATTAATATGATAAAGAGTATAGCCGGTGAAAATATAGAAATAATAACAGAATTAAAATCACAACATAAAATTAAAGCTGATCAAAATCAAATTGAACAGATGATATTGAATTTTATTGCTAATTCACGAGATGCTCTTAATTCTTGTAAAATAGATAGACCAAAGAAAATTACAATAGAAATGAATGACTTCTTTGTAACAAAAGATTATAGTGAACACTATCTTGAAGTAAAAGAAGGCGAATATGTAATTTTATCTTTTTCAGATAATGGTATTGGTATGCCAGACAATATTAAAGATAAAATATTTGATCCATTTTTTACAACAAAAGAGAGTGGTAAAGGTTCTGGTTTAGGGTTGTCTACTGTTTATGGTATTATTAAACAAAATAATGCTGCAATTCATGTTTATTCAGAAGTAGATAAAGGAACAACTATTAAAGTATTTTGGCCAGTAAGCTATGAAGAAGGCATTAAACAACAAGATAATAAATCTATCTCTTCTAAAAAAATTAAAGGAAATGAAAAAATATTGTTTGTTGAAGATGAACCTTCTTTACAAGATTTAGCTAAAAAATTCTTAACTGATTTAGGATATGATATTATTATAGCAATTGATGGTCAAGATGGACTTGATAAATTAAATGGGGATGCTGCTAATATAAATTTAGTTATAACAGATATGGTAATGCCAAAAATGAGCGGAGTTGAATTATATCAAGAAATAAAAAAAGTAAATCCAAATATAAAAGTATTATTTACTTCAGGATATACTAAAAATCATCTTCTTGGTGAAATTGATTTAGATGATACACAATTTATATCAAAACCATATTCTTTCAAAGCATTAGCACAAAAGATGCGCGAAATTTTAGATAATTAAACTTTTTTACTCAAACTTAATAAGATAAATAATGATATATTCACACAAGGAGAACCAATAATGAGTCAAATTAATGATATGAGAAAATGGGTTAAATTAGCAGAAAATATGAATTTACTTGAAGCAGAAAAAGAATCTAATTCTGAAAAACTTGAAAAAGAGTTAGAAAAGACTGATCAACGTCTTATGCAAACTAAGTTAGAAAAACTTAATATGCTCATTAAAAGAAAATATTATGAAAAAGATGATACTATGCCAGATGAAAAAATGTTTCAATTTAGATTTGAAGATAAAGGTGATCATTATGAATTTAATATGCCAATGAATATCTTATTTGGTAAAAAGACACAAGAATTTTGTGCCAAATATTGGGATGATTTTTTTGATCAAGCAGATATTAACACATCTTTTTCTGATAATATTTCTGCTGCTCTTCGTCAAGCAGGTGGTATCAACTTAACAATGAGAATTAATAAGAAAATGACAAAAGAAGTTGAATCAAAAGGAGAAGAGGAATGAAAACAATAAAAGATCTTAATGAAAGACTTCTTGTAGAGATAGAAGAAGAAAAAGATAAAGAAAAACCCAAGTCCCTTAAATCTAAAGAATTTAGAGACACAATGCAACAATATAAAGGTCGTGTTTCTGGATCTTCTGACATAGAAGTTGATTATAAGGAATTAAAAAATAAACTTGAAGATAAAGTAAGAGGAATTAATTGGACTCTACCCAATGTTAAAAAAGTTTTTGAAGTTGTTACCAAAATGATTGGTGTTCAACCAGAAGACAAAGAATAATATAAATCGGAGAAAATATGTCTATTTTTGATAATTTTATTGGTGGTAAAAATTCAGAAGAAATAAAAAAACAAGAAAACGCTGAACGCCTCCAACGCTATCTAAATAAATTTCATGAAATATCACGTGATCTTGACAACACTGAAGCCATGCGTGAGAGGGATACCAAAAAAGATGGTCTTGCTTCTTATGCATGGCAAGCTTATTCTTGGATAGAAGAAGCAACAGCAACATCAAATGAAAGATCAAATAGGTATCGTGAATATAAAGAAATGTGCAAAGTTCCTGAATTGAATCAAGGATTGCACATTTATTGCTTACATCCTGATACAGTTATAAGTACTCTTAAAGGTGATTATACAATAAAAGAACTTGCTGAAGGTAAATTAGGTAATGAATTTGAAGTATGGTCATATAATACAAAAGAAAATAAGGTTGATATTGGAAAAGCAAAAGATCCACATATTACTTTAAGAAATACAGATGTATATAAAGTAACTTTTGATAATGGATCCGAAATAATTGCTACTGATAATCACCCATTCTTATTAAAAACAGGTGAATATAAGGAACTTGGGAAGTTAGTTCCAGGTGATAGAATTGTACCATTTTATTCAAGAGAAAAACAAGGAAGACCTGTTTTGTCAACAATGAAATATGGTTCAATGGGTTATCATCAATACGTTTATTTCTTAAAAACTGGCAAAAGAATTAAGAAGCCAAATATAATTCATCACAAAGATGGCAATAAGTATAATAATTCTTTTGATAATCTTGTTATTATGACAAATGAAGAACACACAAAACTTCACATGCAAGAAGATACAAGAATTAAAAAATTAATTGAGATTACTCAACAAAAAAGAACACAAGAAAAGATTTCAAAATCTTGGACAAATGATCGTAAAAAAGAATTTGGACAATATATAAAAAATCTTTATGATGAATCCCCTGAATATAGAAATCGTGTTGCTAGACCTGGTAATTTAAACGGAAGATGGATTGATTTAGATGTTGATATTTATGAAGAAAGTAAAAAACATGCTACTCTTAATGAAATGTCTCAGGCATTAAATATTGATAGACAGGTTCTTGAAAGAAGAATTATGTCTTTAGGATTTTCAGGGTGGACACAATTAAGAGAACACCATTGTCTTAATTTTATGTCTAATAATTTAGACAAAAAATTCTCAATACTTGTTAATAATAGTCCATATAGTAGGGCTTATTTTTATGATATGATGAAGAAAATTGGATATAATTCATGGTCTGATATGCAACATAATTATGAAAACCATAGAGTTATATCTATAGAATATTATGGTAAGTCTGATGTTTATGATATGGAAGTCGAAGAGTTCCACAACTTTAATGCAAATGGTGTATTTGTTCATAATTCTGACAATGCTACTCAATATAATATCAATAATAATGTTTTAGAAATTCAATCTGATAATCAAAAAATAATAGAAATATTAGAAAAACTCTTTTTTGAAAGATTGGATATTAATTCTAATCTCTGGACTTATGCAAAGAATATGTGTAAATTTGGAGATGAATTCCTTGAAGTTATTCTTGATTCAGAAAAAGCCCCTAAAAATATAGTTTCTCTTGAAAGAATTAGAAAACCAGAAAATATGAAGAGAAAAGAAAAGAAAAATAAATTAGAGGGTTTTGAATATGAATATGCAAAAAATGAAGAAAAAGATCCAACTAAATATGAACCATGGCAAATAATTCATTTATCTATTGAAGATGATGAATTTGAACCATATGGAAAATCAATTCTTGAAGCAGGAAGAAAAGTTTGGAAACGTCTTTCATTAATGGAAGATGCTATGCTTGTTTATCGTATTTCTCGTGCACCAGAAAGAAGAGTGTTTTATATTGATGTTGGAACTCTTTCTACAAAAGATGCAAATAATTATATTGAGCAATTAAAAAGAAAATTTAAGAAAAAGAGTTTTGTTAATCCTAACACGGGTGAAATAGATGAAAAAGCAAATCCTATGTCAGTGGATGAAGATTTTTTCATAGCCGTTAGAGAAAACAGCCAAGGAACGAGAATAGAAACTCTTCCTCCTGGACAAAATCTTGGTGAAATAGATGACGTAAAATATTTTAAAGATATGATTATGAAAACGCTTGGTATCCCAAATGGTTATTTAGGTGGAGCTACTGAAGGTGTGGCGTATGATCCAAAATCTTATTTATCAAATCAAGAAATTCAGTTTGCTAGAACAATTGAAAGAATTCAAAAATTTATTATTAAGGGATTAGAAAAAGCAGCCATTATTGAATTGGCATTAAAAAAATTTACAAGTGATGATTTAAAGAATTTTAAAATTAAATTGACTCCACCGTCTAATGTAGATCAATTAATGGAAGTTGAAATTCGTAATCAACAATTTACTCTTATTCAATCTATTAGAGCTCTTGTTTCTCAAGAAGGTATTCCATTCTTGCCAGATGATTGGGTATATAAAAATGTTTTGGGTTTCTCTGAAAAAGAAATTTCTACTATTAAGTTACAAAATCAAATGCAATTACAACTTAATGCACAAATGCAAGGTATGTTGCAAGGTATGGGTGCAGGTGGTGAAGCTGGTGGTGTTGGTATGACACCAGCTGCTGGTGGTCTTGGTGGTGCAGCACCTGAAATTGCAGGTGGTCCTGAAGTTGGTGGTGAAGCACTAGCTGGTGGTGAAGCTACTCCTCCTACTGAGCCAGGTCTTGAAGTTGCAAGCAAAACAATTGAATTTGATGGTGGTAAATGGTTATTAGAAAATGAAAAAGATGCGCAAAAATTACTAAAATATATTAATCTTTATGAAAAAGTACATAAAGATAATAAAGATAAGAATAAGATATATGAGCAGAATAGCGTTACCCGGATGACCATAAAGGGTGAATTCACGGGTTTATTAAAGGCTTACAAACGCTCTATCACAAAGAGCACATTAACAGAATCAAAAAATAAATAACACATCACAAAAAATGAACCTAATAGAGAGGTTCAAGTCTTATTTTAGACTCTTTTAACAGAGGAGGAAATTATTAATGGTTTTAACTTACAATAATTTTAAGAAAGTAGTAGAACATAGTGCAGAGAAGATGTTCAATAAACTTGCTGAAGTTGTTGCTACATCTGACAACGCTGCATTAGTTTCTATGTATGATGACAAACTCATTCTTCTTGATGAAGAGAATGATGAGCTCTTCCTCTGCAACTATCTTTATGAAAATGGCATTCTTACAATGCGCGACTTTGAGAAAGTATCATTAACAGAGAATGATGATAGCTATCTCGACGAAGTTGTTGCAGACTATTTTAATGTTGACAGTGAGAAAAAGATTACCGTTGAAGATCTTATGACTGGTTTCAATCTTAAGTTCAAAAACGAAAGTACATCTATTTTCACTGAAGCAAAAGATAGAAAGTATAGAAAAGTTATGGAATCATCCAGAATCAGAGCCATTAAGAAGGCAAGAGATGCAAGAAATATGTTTGAAGGTGAAATCAAGAAACTTCTTGAAGAACCATTTGTTCAACATGTTTCATTAAAGGTTGATCAATCAAAGAACTCAATCCCAACTGCTCTCAATAGAGTTACTTTTAAACCTTCTTATGGAGAAATTAAAGTAAACACAGATATTGGTGGACCTGCAAAGCAACTTATTACTCTTAAAGACAACACCAATGTTATGGATGCCATGAAGACAGTCGCAGCAAATGTATCCAAAAAATGGATGAGTGATACATTCAGAGCAAAATTCGAAAGAATGATAAACAAAATTCTCGCCACAGAATCAACTGAACTTGGCAAAACAGCTATGTTAGAATTCCTTGAAGAAAATAAAGAATTATTCTTACTCAAGAAAGATTTATTTGAAGAGCTTATCACAAAAACAGCTCTCATGCATGGTGAAACTGATACTGAAGAATTAGTTGAAGCATTTGAAAAAATTATGAAGACAAAAGAAGGTCGTTTAATGAAGAGTGAATTCTTGAAAAAGAATGGTCTTACAGAAGAAAAAATTCTTGAGATTAACACTCTCCTAGAACAAGGTGATGAAATGGATGCTGATCTTGAAGAACCAGTAGAAGATGAACCATCTAAAGAAGCAACAGCATCTGTAGCATCTGAAGATGTAAAGAAAATTGTTGATATCCTTGGTAAGATTAAAAAGCAACTTGAGGATGATTCTCCTGAAGCTGAATATGTTGGCGGATTAATCTCATCACTTGAGGGTCTTGATATTGAAGACTCAAAGATGAAAGAAGTTATTGATTTCTTAAGCTCTGTGGAAGCCCCAAAAGAAGAAGATGAAGAAGAAAAAGAAGTAGAAGACGAAGAAGGAGTAGAACTTTAATGGCACAATTACTTCGAGATTTTAATGAGTTAGATTATACAATTGATGAACTCAATGAAGATGGAATGCCAAAGAAATTCAAATTAAAGGGCAGATTCCAACACGCCGACCTTCCTAATGGAAATGGTCGTGTTTATCCTCGCCCTGTTCTTGAGTCTTCCATCCAAAAAACAGCACAAGCTGTTCAAGAAAGAAGAATGCTTGGAGAACTTGATCACCCAAATGATGCAAAAATCCATTTGGAAAAAGTATCACATGTGGTCACTGCTCTCAAGTTAAATGAAGATGGTCAAATGTATGGTGAAGCTGAAGTTCTTCCAACAGCTAGTGGTAAAATTCTCGAACAACTTCTTCGTTCCGGGGTAAAACTCGGTATCTCTTCAAGAGGATTCGGAAGTACAAAGAAAAATGGTAAAGGTTTAGAAGAAGTGCAAAACGACTATAAACTTGTAACATTTGATATTGTCTCTGATCCCTCTACACCAAATGCTTATCCACAAGCAGTTTATGAAAATAATGAAAATAAAGATGTTCAAATAGATGAAAATTATACTTCAACATTTGATACTCTTCTCGAAGACGTATTAAGTGAAGAACTTGAAACAAAAGAAGAAGCAAAACAATTGCTTACAAAAGATGTTGATGGCAACAGATTCTATATGGTAGAAGGTGAAAAAGATTCTTATGGAAACCTTAATTTCCACATCTCCCATGATTATCACATTCTTGTCAAGAATGAGGACTTTGAAGAAAGAGTTGGAATTAATGGAACCAATCTTCAACTTATAGAAGATGTTTATGGTAAAAAAGTTCATGATCGTATAGTTAATAAGATCCAAGAACTTGGCTACAATCCAGATACTTTAAATTGGAATAAGGAGGAATAACAATGACCCTTAAGGATATTAAACTTACTGATGCTCAACAAGCTGAATTAAAAGATAAGCTCGATGCATGGAAAGCTGCTGAAAAGAAAAAGATCGAAGAAGAGCTTACAGAAAGATATGAGCAGATGGAAGCAGAACTTAAAGAAGAATCTGAAAACCTTATTAGTGAAGTAAAAGAAAATCTTCAAAAGGTTTATACAAAGAGATTCTCAAAAGCTCTCAAAGAAATGTATAAAGAAATTAAAGCCGAAGTTATGGTTGAATCAATGAAAGGACCAGAAGCAAAAGCTCTTGAAGAAGTCAAGGCCATTGTTTATCCTCTCATTAATGAATCAACTGCAAAACGTCACAAAGACGAATTTGCTAAACTCGCTCAAATGTATAATGAATTAATCGAAAGCCATGAACTTCTTAAAGGACAACTCAAGAAAGCACAACTTCTTGAATCTCTTTCTGAAGGAACAAGAGCAGTAGTTTCTAAGATGATGGGCGAAGGCTCTGTCGAAGAAATGGTAGAAAAATTCACAGTCATAAAGAAAGCTCTTAAAGAAGAAGCTGAAAAAGAAACAGCCCCTGCTTTAGAAGAGAATTATGAAGATGAAGAAGATGATGAAGAAGAAGATGTTGAAATAAGATCCAAGATCGAAGAAGAAGAGGAAGAAGAAGCTCCAAGACCAGCTCTTAATGAAGATAAGAGTGCTAAGAGAAAAGCTTTTGAAGTCACTCTTCATGAACAACTTGCTTTAGCTGGCCTCAGAAAGGCCAAATAAATAAACTACTAAGTCGTACCGTTAAAGATCGTTGATCTCAGGACGACAAATTAGGGAGGTTTTTAAATGGATTATCAAAGAATTATGAAAGAAGAAAGAGAAAAGCTTCTCAAGAAATGGGAACCATTCCTTGAGGGTATCTCTGATGATTACACAGCAGAATCAACTGCTATGCTTCTCGAGAACGAAGCTCGTTATCTTGCTGAAGCCCCTGAATTCAGTGCTACAAGTACTGGAGACATTCAAGGTCTTCAAAAGATCATGCTTCCAATTGTTAGACGTGTGTTCCCCAACTTAATCGCTAACAACATCGTTTCTGTACAACCACTCTCAGCTCCATCTGGAATTATTTTCTATCTCAAGTATCAATATGGTACTGACAGACCAGGAAACCCAGACGGATACAGCTATGCTGGTTCTGCAGGAACAACCTCTGGTATCAATGGCCAAACTGGCGGTGCTGGTAATGCTAATTTCCCAGAGTATAGCATGTACGAAGAAAATCCTGGATTAGTAGAAGGCTACAATCCTTACTATTCCTCAGACGAAATCGGACCATTCGAAAAACTTTCTGCTGATGGCGATACAGCTGCTTCTACAGCAGATGCTTCTGCTTATATCGCAAAATGGCCAGTAGCCGCTGGCGTTGCTTCTTTCTTCGGAACAATCGAAGAATATGATGCTGATGGCGCTGCTGCAGAATCTTTCAGCTTCTATTATGAAGGTGGAGCATTCAAGGTAAAGGGAGTAGATAAACTCAGTGCAACAACAACCAGATATACAGTAGCTGCTAATGCTACAACTGGTGTAGTTACTGTTACTCCACATGCTGATGTTCCAACAACAAGCAAATTCAAAGTAAAGGCTTTCTACAAGACTGATATGGAATTCTCCAAGAACATTCCAGAGATGAGAATCACAATTGGTTCAGTCCCTGTAATGATCAAGACAAGAAAACTCAAGGCTATGTGGAGCCAAGAATCTGAACAAGATTTAAGAGCATACCATGGTCTCTCTGCTGATGCAGAACTCACTGCTCTTGTTTCTAACGAAATGATCAGTGAAATCGATCGTGAAATTATTCAAAAGGCTATGAGCATTGCTCCTGCTTCTTCAAGATTCACACACGATTGGTCAGACGTTACCTACACTTCTGGTAACTACCTTGACAGCCACCTTGCTCTTATGCAAACTGTAACCAGAGCTTCTAACGAAGTCTTCAGAAAGAGTAAGATCGGTCCAGCCAACTGGATGATCGTTGGTACAAACGTCGCTTCCTACATTGAAAACATTAAAGGATTCATCCCTAACCCAGTAACTGCTTCTATGGGCATGTCAGTCGTTAAGGCTGGTAACTACAATGGCGCATATGACATTTACAAGGACCCAATGTTCCCAACTGATCTTATCCTCATGGGTCATAAGTCAGCTCAAACTCCATTTGGTTCAGGTCTTGTCTACTCACCATACGTAACTAACCTTACTCCAGTTATCGTTGGTCAAGAAGACTTCAACCCAAGAAGAGGCTTCCTTGCTCGTTATGGACTTACTCAAGTTCCTCATGGACAGCTCCTTTATTCCATGATTAAAGTCAAGGGATTGCCAGCATAATTATTTGCTGAATAAGTAATTATTTGAGCCACTCTTCGGAGTGGCTCTTTTTTTATTGCTCAATTTTAACTTTAATGGAACTTACATAAAATCATACAAAAAAAGCATACTTATATATAAGGAGATAAGTATGCCAGTAATAACTAAGTGTATAATATGTGGAGAGGATGTTAAATCGTCTCCATCAAGAATAAAGCAAACTTGTTCAAAAGATTGCACTAGGGTCCTCTTATCACAAAAAAAGAATCAAGGATGCAAATCAATCTGTCAAGTATGTGGAAAAGAATTTTCTCATAGACCATCTAAATCACCCAAATTTTGTTCTCGTAAATGTAAGATAAAAAGCATGAGGAGTAAAGGTGAATATAAAATTAATTTAGACAATGAAGAGATTAAGCGTCTTTATATAGAGGAAAGGATGTCTACTCTTGATATAGCTGATAGAATGGGAACATATAAAAAAATGATACGTCAGCGTCTTTTAGATATGGGTGTTAAATTGCGTTCAACAGGTGAAAGTAAATCTTTATATTTTAAACATAATCCGGATAAAAATCCTAATAATATGGAAGGCATAAAAGAGAAACAAATTAAAGCACAAAAAAAATTATATGAAAATGAAGAATATAAAAACCATAGAGTTGAGAAATTAATAGATGGTCAAAAAAATATGACTGAAGAAGAAAAAAATAAATGGAAGGAAAGTAAAAGAAAGCAAATGCTAAATAGAACACCTGAACAAGTTAAAGACCAGTTAATGAAGCAATATGATACTAAAAGAAAAAATGGAACTTTTAATTGTACTGGTATAGAAAACAAGTATGCAGCATATTTAGATAGTCAAGGGATAGAATATATTCGAGAGTATATTATTCCAGATGGTGGTAAGAGATATAGATATGATTTTTATATACCATCAGAAAATTTATTGGTTGAAGTAAATGGGACAGGTACACATGCTGATCCAGAAAAATATAAAGCAGAGGATATAATTAAATTAGGTATCCCAGGGTGGAAGGTTAAAACTGCTTCAGAGATATGGCATGCTGATAATTTAAAAAAGATGTATGCTATTAAAAGAGGTTATGAGATAAAAACAATATGGGAGAGTGAATTGTGATAATATTTGATATTATTTTGTGGCAAATTAGTTTATATGAGTTAATAAACGTATGGGTTCCTGGCATGATTTTTGTTTTTATGGCATATCGTATTGGAAGAGGAAAAATAAAATCTGGTGGTGGAATTGTTCTAATAGAAAAAATTAATTCTGAAGACCACGTTGTTTGCAAAATTAATAACATTCCTTATTTATATATAAACGAATTAGATGAAAGTAATTGTAGCGGTTTTGAAAGAATGATTAATTTTTATAAAAATTTTAGTATTCCACACCCTTTTAAAGCTAAATCACAAATTGCTTTAAAAAAATATGAAAAAAACTTACCACATGATGAAATATTTTCTATTTTAATTAAAAATAATTGGGAAATTGTATCGTGTGTCCAAACTGATCCGCTACGTAAATTTTTAATAATAAAAAAGAAATATTAATAAACATTTATCATGATAAATAGTTGGCAATTAGTATTTATATTATTTTTAATTACTCTTTATTTAAATAAACGTTACAAATGACAAAAAATAAATTAATTCAACATGCTAAAAAACTCTTATTAGGACAAGACTGTGTAAAATGTTATTATTTTACTAGAATAAAAGCTATAGAATGTAATAGCATAATATATGTTTGTATCTTAAGAAAGAAGGACTTTAAGAAAAACACATTGTGTGAGCGCTATCGTGAAAAATAATTATTATGGATAAATATTACATTAATAGAGAGCGCGGCATTTATTTAACTCTATCTCCCAATACTTTTATTTCTTCAATTAAAAAAGGTGAATATTATATTTCTGATTGGAGAGATAAATATTGTTATGATAAATGTAGAGACACAATTATAGGATTAAGTGGCAAAGCATTATTTTTTTGGTTAAAGAAAAATTCTTATGAAGAGATGGATAATATAGAAGTTGCAAAATATTTATTATTAAAGTAAATAATTGCAAGATAATCTCATGAATTATGATTATGATATACATCCTATTGGTGGTCACATACTCCAATTATCAGACAAACCAGACAAAAATATCTCAAATGGTATAAGATATAGAGTTGAAAAGGTGATTGTTCATGGAGCATTTCAACATTATGAAATTGGCCAATGGATATATACAAAACCAAAAGATTATAAATCAGTAATTAAAGCTTTATTTGAGTTATATAAAATTGATGGAATAAGATAAAATGCATGATAATTATCATAGTGTTGAGGTAAAAAATGGAATTACAAAAAGGATATTATTTAGTACAAGATAATGAAGAGTATGTTAATCCAAAATGTGTAGCCAGCGAGTGTCCATTTATCAAAAAAAACAAAAAAGCTGATGATTTAACAAATTATAAACTGGTTTATTTGTTTAATATAAAAAAAAATGAAGAAGATCAAGTTAGATTCTTAGGCAAATTTGACATAGAGTATGTTGTACATAATCAATATGGAATATCATATGAACATATTGATGAAAATAATGCTGCAAAATTTTTTATTAGAAAAATTTCTTTACAAGAAATTGGAATTGATGCTTCAGGACTTAGAAGATTTATAATTAAATATATTTTTGAAAATGCTTTTATGGAAAAAATAACTCGAAGTAAATCATCAGTTGGACTTGTTGTAGAAGTAATAAAACAAGGATGGCCTTGGGATATGAAAAATATGTTAGGATTCTCTGAAAAAGAAATTTTTAGAATAAACCGTATTTTTTATTATCAATCAAGTCATTTTAAATAAATTAAATGCAATATAATTATTATACCTGGTATTATACACCAGAAACTAAGATCCAATACGCTAATTTTATATATCTCACAAATTTTAAAATTGCTAATAATTTTTTAGGTTTGGAAGTTATTTCAGATGAAGAAATTAAAAATATTAAATATAATGTAAAACCAAGAAATGACCATAATTTCACAGATCTTAAAGATTATAATTTGGTTACCGACAAAGATCAATTAAATAGATTAAATCAAATTGTGTTAAATAATGCTTATAAACTTATACATATAGTATTTACGGAGTAATAAATGTTAGGAAAGAATCTATGTACACTTGTTAAAAACGGGCAGATAACTATTTTATTAAATCATCCGACTATTTCTGGGATTATAATTAATCCAAAACAATTATTAGTAGATGTTGGATATGATGAAAAAAAAGATGATATAATATATGAAGATTGGGCAAATAAGGATTTAGAGCCACTATTTTTCATGCAAGTTATATTTGAAAATGAAGAAATGATTTATGATTGATTAAATATTTTATCAAATATAACTTTTCTATTTGATTCTACTATTTCTGGAAATTTATTCATATCCAATTTTTTTATATTTCTTATACCAAGCATGTTGAGAATAAATGCTTTAAAGGCAAGGTCATAATCATTTGGTCCTGGTTTTTTAATAAAAAAATCGGTTGCTGATGCACCAGCACGACGAACGGCTTTTGCTACTATTTTAGAATCTCCAAGTTTATAAGCAGGGTCAAAATGATATACTGCTTCAAAATATCTATCACCAGGGATAGTAAATTTTACTATTCCTTTTTTTAGCATTTGTGGACCAGTTGTGTCTGTACAACCTAATGCGAGTAATAATTTATATGATGAAAGTGATTTATAATCCATAATATTTATCTTGTCTCCGCTGCTTGAAAAAATTTCATAATTAATAATCTTTTATTTATTTCTGGTATATTATCTTTTACATATGTTAAAGAAGAGTAGCCAGGTATTTTATCTGGTGTATAATAAAGTCCTGGTGTTTTTGCAATGAGCCTTTCACCATTTTTATCTTTAGAATATATTGCATAACTTGAATGCTGTAAATTTACAAATACTATCATACTATTATCTTGGTAAAAAACAAGATAATAATATGAAGATTTATGCATTAAAACCACGATATATTAATGATAATTTAAAACTTTTATTAATTTTTGTAGTTGATAATAACTCATTTGGAATTGTAGCAACTATATATGGTGGTGTTAGTTTTGAACCAGAAGAAAAAATAGTTAACGCAGAGTTATTTTATGAAGTATATGATTTATTAAAAGAATTAAAATATTTTGGAGTTGAATATAGAGATGTAATTAAGGCAATAATATGAAAATTTATGAGTTAATACCACCAGAAGGAGTTAATGCTTTTATTGTTAAATTAGTCATAAATGGTAGAGAATGGATTTTATATTATGACCACATGGTTTTATGGTTTGATGACGTGGTTTTACCATTTAAATCATATACAGAAATAACAGCAGATGATTTTATAGAGCAACTTGTTGAGTATGATATACCATTTGAAGAAATAATTAAAAGGATTTTTTAAAAATGAATATACCAGAATCGGCTAAAAAATATGTAAATAAATTTTTTAGATTAAATTATCAAGAAAGTAAGTCAATATATTTTGGATTAAAAGAAGAAGGGAATTATGATGAAGATGATATTTTTTCTATGCCAAATGATTTAGTTGTATTTGTACATGGAGAAATTAAACCTTTAGAGTTATCAAAACCAAAAAAAGTAGTTAATAAAATAAGAACTATGGGTATGGAAGAAAAAAAATATTATGATTTTATAAATGATTTTGAAGGATGTGCTAAATTATTTATAAAATCAGTTTTTGAAGATGGTATAAATAAATGACATTGAGAAAGTATTATAAAACACAGCATTGGATTGATTTACATAAAAAATGGGTTTATACAGATGATACTGAATGTGAGATTTGTAAATGTAAAAGATATGGATTTTATAAAATAGGAAAGAAAAAAGGCATGAGAAAGCCCAAAGCAGAAAATCATATACATATCCATCATAAACATTATGATACAATGTTTAAAGAAGAGAGAAAGGATGTAATGATTTTGTGTGATAGTTGTCATAAGTTTGGGCATATGTTAGAGAGAATGAAAAATAAAAATGATTTCTATAAAACAATGTATAATGAATTTGTAGATAAAACAAGGTGGGAATTTAAAAGAAAATGAATTATATAGCCAGACAGCAAATTAAGGATTTATTTGATAATTCTCAACTGACAGTGTATAATGGTTTGTGGTTTAGTGGTTATGAAGGAGAAGGTGAATTTAAAAGATGGCATGATGATAGTCAATTGCGGATGCATTGTTTTTATAAAAATGATGAATATGATGGTGAATATAAACAATGGTATTATAATGGGCAATTGGCAATTAGTGCTTTTTATAAAGATGGTAAATATGATGGTGAATATAAAAGATGGTATGATAATGGACAGTTATGGGAACATAGTTTTTATAAAAATGATGAATATGATGGTGAGTGGAAACAATGGCATGAAAATGGACAATTATCTGTTCACTCTTTTATAAAAAATGGAAAAGAAGATGGTGAATGTAAAAATTGGGATAAAAAAGGTAAATTGATAAAACATTGTTTATATAAAGATGATAAAGTAGTCAAGGATTATTTAGAATGAGGAATATAACAAGAGAGCAAATAATAAATTTATTTGATAATCCTCAAAAAGCAATGTATAATGGTTTGTGGTTTAGTGGTTATGGAGGTGAAGGTGAATATAGAGAATGGTGGGATACTGGACAACAGTTTAAACACTGCTTCTATAAAAATGGTAAATATGATGGTGAATATAAATCATGGTGGGATAATGAACAATTACAGATACATTGTTTTTATAAAAATGGTAAAGAAGAAGGTGAATATAAAGGATGGAATGAAGATGGAGTATTGGTTATTCATCGTTTATATAAAAATAGCAAAGTAGTCAAGGATTATTTGAGGGCAGATAAATGAAAACAGCAATTATAATAGGTAGATTTCAGCCAATTACAAAAGCACATTATGAAATTATAGATAATGCTATAAAAAAATATCCACAAACCTTTGTGGTAATTATCAACTCTAAACCTTCTATTGTAGCAAATACAAGAAGAAGATTAAGAGCAACAGACCATGACTTACCCCAACAAGATGATGCTAAATTTTTCAAAAAAGTAAAAGAAAGAGGTCATATTAAAGATACAACACCTTCTTCTATGAAAAAAGAAATAGAAAAAAATCCATTTTCAGGTGCATTAAGGGCCAAAATGATATATGATGCTTTTGGTGGTAAATTACATAGAAGTAGAATTATTCAGGCACCTATTGCCAGTATAGATAAAATTGTAAATCAAATAAATGATTTAACTGGATTTAAAGATTTTGTTATAATTAGTGGAAGTGAAAGACAACCATATAAAGAAATGATTAAAGTGGCAAAAGAAAAAAAATATGTGGCTGATGATATAAATATGGAAATAGAATTTATTTCACGTGATTTAGATTCAGCAGATAATATATCTGCTACAAAAGTAAGACAAGCAATAAGAAATGGAGATAAAGAAGAATTTTTAAAACTTGTACCTGCTGGTATAGAAAATTATTTTGATAAATTAAAAAAATACTTGATGACAGAAAGTCAACGCTCTTTCTTCAGAAGGATGCTTTTAGAAATGACACATATTGAAGATTTAAAAGTATCTGACTTTATATCATTTGTCAAGGATATATATAAAGCAGAAGCATCAATTAAATTAGATGGAACAACAAACATAGCATTTGGTTTATCTGAAGATGGTAGGTTATATACTGCTTTAGGAAAAAATGCTTTTCATAAAGATGAAAAAACTGATGCAAGTAAAAGGTTTTACTCCTCTGATGAGTGGTTAAAACAAGGCAAGATTTATTATAATGCTCATGCCTCTGTTCATGCTGCTTTAGAGGCAATAGATTTAAAGGTATTAAATCCAGGTGAAGAAGTGATGGCAGAAGTAATGTTTGGTGATAAGCCAAATTGTATAAAATATGATTTTGGTGGTGTGAATCATCTTGTCATTCTTAATAATAAACAAGTTGCTGATTCTTTAAATAAACAAGTAGTTCATATTACAGTAAATAACTTGGTTATAGATGTTGATGAATTAAAAGAGCAGACAGTAAAACAAACATGGGCTTTTGGTAAAACACAAGTTGTTGACCCTAAAAAATATAATATAAATATAGAACAGGAGTTAAAAGAATTAGAGGCATTTTTAGAAGCAGAAACAGATGGCTTTAGAAATATGGACATCTTGGGTATGAAAGCACTTGGCAAAAAAAGTGAAATGGTTAAACAAGTAAGAGATAAAGCACAATCTTTGAAGTTAAATATAAAAGAGCAATTATTAAAACAATTTGTAAGACAAGTAAGAGAAGGTGAATATATCCCATCTCAAGGTTATTCTCATGAAGGGATTGTTCTCAAGAAAGATGGTGAGATGACCAAGATAATTGATAAAAATGTTTTTACTTCTATACATGAAAGAGATTGGAAGCCAGCACATGATGCTGATGGCATGATGAGAAACTTAAGAAAGAATGGAATTACAAAACAAGAAGCATTAGATTATTTAAATGATAGAATAAATAAATTTGATGATTATTATCCAGATGTAGCCAAGGATATAAAGGGGAAAATGCTTGATACATTAAAGACATTAAAGATGGAAATAAAAAATGAATATAATGCATAAACAGATAAAAGACTTGTTTACTAATACTCAAACAACAATGACTCATGGTCTTTGGTTTAGTGGTTATAGAGATGAAGGTGAACTTAAACAATGGTATGAAAATGGACAATTGTGTGTACAGTGTTTTCGGAAAAATGGTCAAAAAGATGGTGAATATAAATTATGGGATAGAACTGGTGAATTGAAATATCATTTATTATATAAAAATGATAAAGTAATCAAGGATTATTTAAAATGAATTATATAGCCAGAGAACAAATTAAACAATTATTTAATAATCCTCAAAATAGAATGGTTAATGGTTTATGGTTTAGTGGCTATAGAAGAGAAGGTGAATATAAATCATGGTATGAAAATGGAAAATTATATAGACATTGTTTTTATAAAAATGATGAATTAGATGGTGAATATAAAATGTGGAAAAAATACGGTCAATTGTATGTTCATCAATTATATAAAAATGGTAAATTAGTCAAGGATTATTTAAAATAATTTTATTAAAATAATCTCAAGATATAAATAAAACAAAAGATAAACTAAAGGAGTAATAAATGGTAATACAATATGTAATGTTAAATTCAGAAGCAACTCAATATGTACCTGGAAAATGGGCTGTCATAAATTCAACTCTTACTGGTGTAAATACTGGTTTTGCTTGGATTAAGAGAATAAGTCATGGTGTGTCAACAGAACAAGATTTAACAGATTATATCGCCTCATACAATAATAATGATGGAAGACCTGATAAATCTAAATTAGTTGGCACATTAGGAGAATTTCAAGTTGCGGCAATAAGTTCAATTTCTGAATATAGAAGAAATTCTCTTAGAACAGAAAATATGCCACCATCAATTTATCCAATTGGGTAATTCATGTTTGGAATCATAATAAAAGACGGCAAGACATATGATTCATATCCTCGGAATAAAGATTTTTTTAAACTACACAAGGATATAAATCCTCAGGCACTCGATTATTTTAAAAAACCAAGAAAATATTGGTTTCTTAAAAATGGCACTGTTTGTGAAATTTACGATACAATTAAAATAGGTGGTGATTCTGTTTCAACTTATGTTGTAAGAGACATAATAACTGATGAATGGGCCATCATTGATATAGATGGTGTTGAAACTGATCCACATAAGGTTGTAAAATTTATATATGAATATAATGCATAAACAGATAAAACAGTTATTTAATAATCCTAAAAAAACAATGGGTGATGGCCTTTGGTTTAGTGGCTATGATGGAGAAGGTGGGTATAAAATATGGTGGGATAATGGACAATTATACCAACACTGCTTTTATAAAGATGGTGAATATAATGGTGAATATAAAGAATGGCATGAAAATGGACAACAGTTTAAACACTGCTTCTATAAAAATGGTCAAGGAGATGGTGAATATAAACAATGGCATAATAATGGACAACTATGGATACATTGTTTTTATAAAAATGGTGAACGTGAAGGTGAATATAAAAGGTGGCATGAAAATGGACAATTACGAATGCATTGTTTCTATAAAGATGGTAAACGTGAAGGTGAATATAAAGCATGGCATGAAAATGGAAAATTATATAAACATTGTTTTTATAAAAATGGTATATATGATGGCGAAGTAGTCAAGGATTATTTAAAATGAGGAATATAGCAAGACAACAGATAAAACAGTTATTTAATAATCCTCAAAAAATAATGGCTAATGGTTTATGGTTTAGTGGTTATAAAGAAGAGGGTGAATATAAAAGATGGTGGAGTAATGGGCGATTATTCCAACATTGTTTTTATAAAGATGGTAAAATAGATGGTGAGTATAAAGTATGGTATGATAATGGAAAATTACAGACACATTGTTTTTTTAAAAATGATAAATATGATGGTGAATTTAAACAGTGGAGAAAAAATGGTCTGTTATATGCTCATTATTTCTATAAAAATGATGAAGTAATCAAGGATTATTTAGAATGAAGTATATAGCCAGAGAACAAATTAAAAGATTATTTACCAATCCTCAAAGAGCAATGTTTACAGGTTTATATTTTAGTGGATATGAAGGTGAAGGTGAACGTAAAGATTGGTACGAAAATGGACAACTGTGGGTGCAGTGTTTTTATAAAAATGGTAAATTAAACGGTGAATTTAAATCATGGTATGAAAATGGGAAACTAAGTTCTCATCAATTATATAAAAATGATGAAGTAATCAAGGATTATTTAGAATGAAGTATATAGCAAGACAACAAATTATTAACTTATTTAATAATCCTCAAGAAACAATGGCCAATGGTTTATATTTTAGTGGCTATGAAGGTGAAGGTGAACGTAAAGATTGGCATACTAATGGGCAACTATGGATACGTTGTTTTTTTAAAAATGATAAATATGAAGGTGAATTTAAGGCATGGGATAGTAGTGGTAATTTAATTAATCATTTGTTATATAAAAATGATGAAGCAATCAAGAATTATTTAAAATGAATATTGGACATGCTAAAACTGGACTTTATAAAATTCATAGACAAGACGATAATTATGATATATTGTTATATATTATAAAAGATTATAATGTATTCATTAAATATGGTAAAGATGATGATGTTGCTTTTGCACCGGCTAGATTTTATTATCAAGATATAAATCTAATTTCAATTCCTATCACAGAAGAAAATTTAAAAAAATTCCCACAATTCATTATTCATGAAATTTTTACAAAATAAGCATATTTATTCTTAAAAAAGGAGTAAACATGTTTTATTATCTCAAACCATTAGGTGATGAACCTATTGTTATAAGGTCTGAAAACAAAATTTCATTTGATAAAGAATACATCCAAGCAGAAGCCAAAGATGTATATTTTTTGGTATCTGTTATGACATCTCAAGGTCCAGGACAAACACCAGTATCAGCAGAAGAAAATGGTCTTAAAAACTGTATCTTAACTTTTAATACAAAGAATATAAGTATGATTACAGAATTAAAAGATAGTGAAATACCTGAAATAATCTCCAAATTAAATTTAAAAAAATCAGGTATAATCATACCAGATAAAAAACTGGTATAAAGGAGAGTAATATGGAAATGACAAAAGAATTGTCAACCCATATATATTTCTATGAATAAGTTTTATAATTATATATATTTAGATCCAAGAAAACCAGGATTATATATTTATGGTTTATATAAATTTGAATATGAACCTTTTTATGTTGGAAAAGGCAAATCTAAAAGATATTTGGATCATCTTAAATATGATAAAAGAAATCCACTAAAAACAAACATAATAAATAAAATTATTAATAGTGGATTTGATTTAAAACAATATATAGTCATATTACATGAAAATATTAGTGAAGATGAGGCTTTTCATAATGAAATTAATTTGATAAATATTATAGGTAGAAGAATTGATAATCTTGGACCATTATCTAATATGGATTTAGGTGGAATTGGATCAGATACAATATCTAATCATCCAAATAAGAAAAATATTTTTGAAAAAATTAAAAAAACACAAATAGAAAATAAAAGTACCCATAAAGGTAAAACTTATGAAGAATTATATGGAGATAGAGCCAATGAAGAAAAAGAAAAAAGAAGAAAAGCATTGTTGGGTAAAAAATTTTCTAAAGAAAGAATAAAAAAATGTTCTGAAGCACATAAAAATTCTATACCATGGAATAAGGGTTTAACAAAAAGTGATGTAAGAATTAAAAAATATGTTGAAAATAGAATACCATATAAATATCTAAAACACTATAAAATAAAAAATTTAAATACAAATGAAGAAATTGAATCATTTGGAAGATTAGGTATAGAAAAATACATAAAACAATATAATAAAAATAAAAAAAGAGGTGATTGGATTAATTTAATAATTTTATTAAGAGAAATGAAATATAAAAACTTTATCGTTTTAATAAAGGAGAAAAATTATGGTTATTAGTTTAACAAAAAATTTATTTGAAGAAAAAATATCTTTTTTGAGTGAAGAATTTAAATTCAAAGGAAATAAACCTGCAATAATTGACTGGTATGCATCATGGTGCAATCCTTGTAAGATAGTTGCTCCAATTCTTGAAGATTTATCTCAAGAATATGAAGATAAAATCGATATCTATAAAATTGATGTTGACCAAGAACAAGAATTAGCCATGGCTTTTGGAATACAATCTGTTCCCTCTATGCTTTTTATTCCATTAAATGGAGAGCCACAAATGGCTCAAGGTGCTCTTCCAAAGCAAACCTTTAAAAGAATTTTTTCAGAAGTTTTTAATATATAGGAGAGGATATGGCAGATATACCTGAAATGAAAAATATGTTTGATGATGGTGAAGAAGATGAAATAGAGAATTTTGATGATTGGGTGTGGAAACATTTTCCTCTTATTTATTCTTTATTTAAACATCGTATCCCTGATTTGTTAAGAGGAATAAAATGGGCATTTCAACGCCTATTTAGAAAACATGGGTGTGCTGATATAGATTTGTGGAACTTACATTCTCATTTGGCAAAAATCATATTGCCAAAATTAATAGCATTTCGAAAACAAAATCTAAATGGACACCCAATGGATTTTTGTGATTGGGAAGCAGAATATGGCGAATATGGTGGCCTTGGCGAAACTAAAGAAGAATATGACCAAGCAAAAAAAGAAGGCAAATATGTCGGTGGTGGTCATGATGCATGGTTAAAAACTCTTGACGAAATGATTTTTGCTTTTGAGTATTTCTTGTATGCAGACGCTTTTGATAAAACACAAAAAGCATTTTTCAAAAAATATGGCTACGCTGACCCCTATAGAAAAACTGATGATAATTTAACTTGGGATTATCGATATAAGGGGAAAGATGGAACTATGTGCTCTACTTCTGAGCCTAATTTAAATTCTAAAGAGGGTTATGAAGATTATGTTCTTGTCGGGAAATATAGAACTTATATTGATTTTGAACTTACTAAAACTATAGGAGAACGTGCAAGAAAAGGATTTGAATTGTTTGGCAAGTATTTTCCAAACCTGTGGGATTAAAATGGATGTTAAAATAGCAAGGTCTTCAATAAGGATAATGATACATAGTTTAATTAATACTTTTAATCAATTAGATTTACCAGAAGAAGAAATGGAATTAGCATTAAACACAGAATTAAATATAATGACAAATATATTAATACCAGAATATGCTTGGATGTTTTTAGAAGAGTTATTAGACATAACTAAAAACATTGATTTGTGGAAAAGGGCAGAAGCAAGAGAAATTGCTCAAGAAATTATCACCAAGATGTTAGGTCAATGAAACATTTATATATATTATTATCTCTTTTTATAATTCTGTCTGTTATACTATTTTCTTTATATATTAAAAAACCTAAAATAGTTGAAGTAGAAAAAATAATAGAAATAGAAAAAATTATCTATGTAGATAAAAAAGAATTTGAATTTATAAATTTTCATGTCGATAAACTAAATATTAATAAAATACTAAAGTTTTATCAATATCATTCATTAGATGATTATGAAACTATATTAGAATTTTATGATACATATACTAAGAATAGAAAAATAACAGAGACAATTATAAAAAATAGTTTAGAAAAAAATTTACCTGTAAATTTAATGTTTGCTCTTGCTCGAAGAGAGAGTGGATTTAATCCAAAAGCAGAAAGAAGAAATGCTGATAAATCATGGGATAGAGGACTTTTTCAATTAAATTCTAAATCAAGAACTAAATGGCCCAAAGCAGATTTTTTTAATATAGATAAAAATACTCATGAAGCAACAGGTCAAATGCAATGGCTTTTATCAACATATAAGCAAGATGAGTTAGCATTAGCAGCATATAATGCAGGATATTATTCTATTAAAGCAAAACAAATTCCTTATATAACATTTATACATGTTATAGAAATAAAACAATTTGAAAGAGAATTTGATATTCGATTTAGCACAGAAATTTTACCAAATTTAAATATTGTGGTATTAGAACCTGGAAAAATTGAATTAAAATAAGGAGGCAATATGAAAATAATTACTGCTATCGATGAAGATTATTCTATAGAAACAAATAATAATCCATCTATTTTTTTAGCAGGAGGAATTACTAATTGTCCAAACTGGCAACAAGAAGCAATTTCTTACTTAAGCAAACTAAATCTAACAATATATAACCCAAGAAGAGAAAATTTTCCTATAAATGATCCTAATGCGTCAGAACAACAAATAGTTTGGGAATTTAATCATCTTAAGAATGCAGATATTATTTTATATTGGTTTTCTCAAGGTTCTTTAAATCCAATTGTTTTATATGAGTTGGGGATGTGGGGAAATTCTTCTGATAGAACTATTTTTATTGGGTGTGATCCAGAATATACAAGAATTCAAGATGTTGTTATACAGACAGCATTAGCAAGGCCTGATATAACAATTTATTATTCTTTACAAGAATTATGCGAAGCCGTTGAACAAATAATAAATTAATTCCTCTAATATAAAATATATCTTTTCAAAAAAATAAATAAGATAATCTTATGAAGTTTGAAGATATATTGTTAGAATTTATAGTTCACATACCAGGGCATAAAAATTCTCAAGGTGAAGATGCCCCATGGGTAATAAAATATCATAAAACTCATAAAATTATATCTTCTCACAAAAGTCAAACAGAAGCAAAAAAACATCTACAACAGATACATTATTTCAAATAATTTTTATTCATTGAATAAAAAACATAATTTTATCGCTTTTTTATATAAAGATATATATGTGTCTCTAAGAGACGAAAAGTGTTTATTTGGAGGAAAATATGCCTATTGTATTATCTAGCGCAGAACATAGCTTTAGAGAGCCAAAGAGAAAAAATCGTTGGATATTGAAATTCGACAATGTTCCACTTGCTGATGCAAATGCATCAGAAGCTTTAGCCATTGATATTGTTCAAGCATCTCGTCCATCTCTTTCTTTTGAACCATATACTGTAAGTAGATTAAACGAACAATTCCACTTTGCTGGTAGACCAACTTGGGAACCAATAAATTGTGTTTTCTACGATTATGATAAGGGAAAGAATTCAGCAGCTCAAATTCTTTATGCTTGGGCAACTTCAGTTTACAATCCACTTACTGGTGGTCAAGGTTATGCAGTAACATATAAAACAAATGCTACATTAGTAATGCTTGGACCAGATGGAACAATAATCGAAGTTTGGGATTTATTTGGTGCATGGCCAGAATCAGTAAATTGGCAAGATCTTTCTTATGAAGGATCAGATGGTCAACAAGTAGATACATCCATCCGTTATGATTATGCAGTAATGCAAGTTGACAATGGATCAGGTGGAATCCCTGGAGCATAATTAAATAAAAGCCGCAATTAAGCGGCTTTTTTTATAAGATATATTATGCAGCTTTATGAAACAAATGATAAATTTTATAATCTCTCAGTAAATAGTGTTTTATCTTATGATAGTGTTTTATTAGCACGTTTAATAATAAATGGTTTAAAAAAAGCTGGATATTTAATTAAATATGATAAAGCATGGAATAATCCTTTATCTTCGAAGTATGGAAAAGATGGATCTTATGCTTTAAAAAATTGGATGAGCTCTAATTCCAATGGTGGTGTGGGTTTTTCTATAAAAGATGATGCTAATGATGAATGGGATAAGGGTAGTATAAAAATATATATTGATTCTGGTTATGCTCATATTGTTATTATGCATTATGATTATGAAGGATATAAAAAATATAAAATTGGAACAAATATATCTGTAAAAGATTTCATTCAAAAATTAATAGAAAAATATGAATCAATCAAGAAACAAGAACCATCAGAAGAAAATACATCTGGTGCTGGTGGTCTTCCTCAAGCTTTAACTAAATTATTAAAACAAAACGGATTTAAAGCAGAATGGACAAAAGATAATAAACTTATAGTTTTTAGCAATGAATTTAGAGAACTTTTAGATGAACAAACGATTAAATTTTTAGCTGCTTATTCTGATAATTCATTTGTAAATTTTTCTTTTTTAGAAACTATTACAAAATTTAAAAAATATGCAAGATATTTTGCCAAGAGAATGGCAAGTGAAAAATGGGCATTCCAACCACTATATTCATCAATACATTCAATGTCAAATTCAGCAATATCTATAGCTTTTCAAAAAACAGAAGCAGAAAAAGATATACAAAGTGGACTTGAAAATTTAGAATCAATGCTTGATTTAAAACCAAGATATGATTCTTTTGATGAATTTGGGCAGAAAGTCTTTGTCCCAATAATAAAAAAATTATTTGAAGATGAAGATAAACGATATAAAATTATTGAAGCTTTAAAGCATATTTATTAACAATCTACATTGGAATAATCCAAATCAACAAGAAGTAGATAATATACACAAGGAGATAATATGAATGATTTGAACATTCCACCTGTAAAAAATGCTAGGCCAGGTGATACATTTTATGAGAATCTGCAACCAAGTCAACCATCAACAATGTTTTTACCACCAGCAGAATTTATTGAATTACCATCTCACGGACTATTATATCACAATATCACTGATGACCCTGATATCTTAGAAAAGGGTGGCATCAGAATCCGCCCGATGACAGTAAACGAAGAAAAGATTTTATCAACAACACGTCTTGTTAAATCAGGCCAAGCATTAGACATGATTTTTCAAAACGTCATCCAAAGTAAAGGTAAAAATGGAGCTCCGTTAGATGCAAGTCAATTGCTATCATCCGACCGTGTTTTCATCATGTTGTGGTTAAGGTCAATCTCTTATGGAAATGAATATAAGTTTAATATTCAATGCCCATCATGTCAACAAAGATTTGAACAAGCAGTGGACTTATCTAACCACCCAGTTAAAGAAATGGATACTACAAATCCTCCTCGTGAGCCATTTACCTTTACTCTTCCATTTGCTAACTATACTCTTACTTATCGTCTTCCAAGAGGAGTTGATGAAATTGAACTTATTAAAATGGGTAATGCTGCTAAGAAAGTAAATCAAACTGATGATTCAATTGTTAAACGTCTTCATTCTCTTATATTAAAAGTAGAAAAAGATGGTCAAGAGATTCCAACCCATCAAATTGGTGCTTTTGTTGAATCAATGATTGGTGGTGATGCTTCTGCTTTTAGACAAGAATTAGAAAAAGTTGATGCTGGAATTGAAGACATAAAGGATATTGCATGTCCATCATGTGGATATGAATTTGATTCACCAATTCCAATTACGGAAAACTTTTTTCGTTCCACAAGATGAAGATGACATGAAGGCAGCTCGAAGAGCTCTTGCCCAACAAATCTTCCAATTATCTTATCATGGTAAAATAGATGCCACATTTGCAAGTACTTTGGAAGTATCAGAAAGAAATTATCTATATGAATTGTTGAAAGAGCAATTAGATGGTGAACAAAAAGCTGCAGACCAAGAATTAAAGAAAATAAATTCACATAAACCAAGAGCGTCATATAAAAGATAAAATCCCCTATTAAAAGTAGGGGATTTTAGCATATTTAATAACAAAAAGGATTGATAGATGAAATGTGCACTATTTTCGGATTTACATATATTTGCCCATTTGAATAAGACACAATTTGAAGACATAGCAATTAATTTTTTACATTTATTATTAAAGGAATGTAAAACAAGAGATATAAAAAAAGTATTTTTTCTTGGTGATTTTTTCCATATTAAAAACAAATTATATGTTCCTCCATTTATTAAATCAATAGAAACATTAAAATATTTTGTTCAAGAAGGAATAGAACTAACTTTTTTAATTGGAAATCATGATGCTCCACAGCAAAATTCTACAGATTTTTCTGTAGTATATGCATTTGAACCTTATGGTAAAGTAATTCCATTATATGAATGGCAAGATATTGAAGATGTAAGATGTCATTTTTTATCATATACAAATGAGCTACCAAGATTTGAATATTCTCAAGATAAAAAAAATATTTTATTTGGACATTTGGATGTTCAAAACTTTGTTATGGATAGTGGAATTGAATGCAAAGAGGGATTTTCAATTAATGATTTTAGCCAATTTGATGCTGTCTTTACTGGACATTTTCATAAACATCAAATAAGAAATAATATAACTTATATTGGCTCTCCATATCAGACTCGTTATTCTGAGAGATTTGATGAAAAAGGTTTTATTATATTAGATACTGATTCTATGAATTGGGAGTTTATAATTAATTCTCATGCACCTAAATTCAAAGAAATTGATGTTGATTCTGTTGATGAACAAGAAGTAAAGGGCAATTTTTTAAGAATTAAAACCCATAAAGGTAATGACCAATTAGATGAAATTAAAAATAGACTTCTTGCTTTAGGTGCTGAATCAGTAGATTTTATTTTTGAAAATGATGACGAAGAACAAGAATTGAATATGATTGAAGATTTAACTATGGGTGATATAGTTGATTTGGCAGACAAATGGTGGAATAATGCACAAGAATCAAACATGTTTGGTAAAATTTTAACTGAATTAATTGATAATAATAAAATAAACAAAAAAGATTTTATGGATGTTTTCCAAGAATTAAAAGAGGCTCACCTATCTGGTTGGGTTCCTGAAGAATAAGTTGAGGCATAAAATTGATATTCAAAAAAGTCACAATCCAAAACTTTTTTAGTTTTGGACCTAATGCAGAAGAATTAGATTTAAGTAAACCTGGATTATATTTAATTAATGGTTTAAATGGTGAAGGCAAATCAGCAGTTTTTGATGCTATTACTTTTGCTTTGTTTGGCCAAGTTACTAAAAAAGTAACTCTTCCAGAAATAGTAAATGAAAAAATTGGTCAAGACTGTAAAGTTACTCTTGAATTCCAATTAGGAAAAGATGTTTATTATATTGAAAGATATCGTAAACATAAGAAACATTATGATAATGCTTATTTTTATAAAAATGGCAAAGATAAAGAACATCTTATTTCTAAAGCTAACAAAACAGACACCCAAGAATTGATTGAAAATATAATTAAATTCAATTATAAAAGTTTTGTCAATGCTGTAATGATGAGCCAGGAGTCAGTGTCGAGTTTTATTGATTCTGACCCGGCTAAGAAAAAAGAAATAATAGAGAATATTTTACAAATTAATATAATGACCAAATATCATTGGATAGCTCAAAGAAAAAGACAACAGCTTGGTAAAGACATTGAATTGTTGGACAGAGAAACCGGCCAAATGGAAAACAATGTTAATAGTCTTAAACAATCAATGGTTGAATATGTTAAGTCCTGTAAAAGACAAAAAACAGAATCATTAGAAAAAATAGAAAAATTCACTCAACAATTAAAAGAGATAGAAAATACAAATATAGACCAAGAATTGGAAAAAATAGAATTAGCCCATAAATTAGCAAAAGAAATTGAGCAAAAACAAATTTTAGAACAATCAATAAGAGACAAAATAAAAATCATTAAAAGAGAATATGAAAGTGTTGAATCAAACAAAATTGAATATAACTCATTTATAGAAACCAATCAAAATCTAATAAATAAAAACAATGATGAAATAAAAAAGACACAGAAAAACTATGAACTTCTCTCCTTACAAATTGAAGAGGTAAAGGCAAATCCAGAAAGATGTCCATTATGTAAAAATGAAATAAATGAACATGACCATAAAATTTGGGTTAATGAAAAACAAGAAGAATTAATTACTTTACAAGAAAGTATAAATGAAAAAGAAAAACAACATCAATCTTTATTATCTAAAATTCAAGAATGGCAAGAGAAAATACAAGAAGTTGATATTACATTAAAAAATATACAATCTAAGATAGACCAAGAAGAAAAGCAAGCAAAACAATTAAAACAAGAAATAGAGAGCACTGAAATTCCAAAAACAAAAGATGAACAAGAATTAAAAGAATTAGGTAATAAAAAATTAGAATTAGAATTAAAAATACAAGAATTACAAAACAAACAATTTGTTGATTTACAATATTTAGAATCATTGGAAGGACAAGCAAGAAATGTTGAAAATGAATTTAAAAATAATAAAAAACAATTAAAAGAAAAACAAAAAAAATATTTAATTATGGAATGGTGGGAGCAATCTTTATCATCTAAAAAGAAAAGTATGAAAAGTTGGTGTATAAATAATATAATAGGATATTTTAATGCTCGTATTAAATTTTATATGGATAGATTTTTTGATGGTCAAATTCAAATTCAAATGGATACAGAACTAAATGAAACCATCATCAGAAAAGATAAAAACAGAACATATGGCCAATTTTCTGCTGGCCAAAAAAGAAGACTTAATTTAAGTATATTATTTGCTTTAAATTCTTTAGTTAAAGCCAATATTTCTACAAAGATAAGTATAATGTTCTTGGATGAAATTTTATCAAATTATCTTGATGATAAAGGAGTATCTACTGTTTTGGAATTATTAGAAGATATGAAAGAAAATGGAGAAACAGCATTTATAATTGAACACAAAGATTCTTTCAAAGAATATCCATCATTTAAACCAATTAGAGTATATTTAGACAATAATGAGTTTTCTCATATTAAGGTATCATAATGGAAATAAAAATTGGAAAGAGATTTAAAGCGAATGACTTATTAATAGATATTTATAAACTTAATAATAATATAATAAGATTAATGGCTATTAGTAATGGCAATGCTATTGTCGAGTGTGATGGAATAAATATGATGATGAAACTAAATCTTTTTACAGAAAATATAAGCGATAAATTTGAACCTATTCCAAGAACAATCCAAGACTGGAAAAATACCTCTACTGATTTAAATCAAACATCTCCTCCTAAACAAGATAATATAAAGCCAATTGAACCAGTTGTAGAACCTACAAAGCCAATTGAGCCTATAAAACCAGTAGTAGAGCCTACAAAGCCAGTTGAGCCAATTGTAGAACCTGTTAAACCAATTGAGCCAGTTGTAAAACCAGTTGAACCAACACCAGATGATTCTTATCCATATAGTGAAGAGGATTATCCTTATTAGGAGAATAATATGAAATTTGATAATGTCTTAGAAATGATAGAAAATCCAACTTTAAATGCATATTTAGCACAGATAAAAGATTTACAAGCACAATTAAAAAATGCTGACCCAAAACAGAAAATAGAATTAACAAGACAAATAAATGCTTTAAGACAAACAATCAATAAAGTAAAACAAGAACAAGCAGCAGAATTAGCAAAAAAGCAACAAGAACTTGCTCAAGCAAATAATACAGTAGTTTAAAGGAGTAAAAATGTCAGACACAGAGGAAAAGAAAGAACCAACCCTTGATGAATTAATCGCTGATAGAACTGAAGAATTAAAAAGACTCGACTCTTCAATTTTTATCACAAAAAGACTTTTACAATCAGGAACAATTAAAATTATTGACAACACTCAAATGCCAGAGGGACAAGAGCCACCAGCATTAAGTGTAAGTGGTCAAGGTTTTATTTTAGAGATGCTATCTCCAGTTTATGAAAAACTAATTAGAGATAGAGGAAGCGTAAGTTATGATTTAGATAGGTTTAAAGCCATAAAGGAAAATCAAAAAGCCTAAATTTAGGGGAGGTTAATTCCTCCCCGTTTTTTATGGAGTAAAAATGGAAATTTCTATTAATAAAAGAACTAATGGGCACTATCAAGAAAATCCTGCCATAGGTGAAATAATTGTTCAAGTTAAAAATCAAATGACAACATCTGCTCGAATTGAAATAGATGAACAAAAATTAGATACTTTATTAGAAGAGTATGTTGATAAAGCAGAAAATTATGGTGATTTTGATATTGAAGTGGAAGAACAAATTTTAGCATTAGGGATTAATTCAATTGCATTTAATGAAATGAAAAAAGAATTGGAATTATTAGATACAAAAGAATATAACAATGATAGTTTTTCTGCATTTATAAACTTCCCATGGAAAGAATGGAAAGAAAAATTATTAATTAAATAGCATATTTATTATCAAGGAGTTAAAAATGGCAAAACTAATTTTCGAAACTAATAATGGACAACAACAAGAAATATCTCTATCTACAATTAAAACAAAAAATCTTTCTTCAGATGACATAATTGCTTTAGATTGTGAAATTGGTCAAGTCCCACCAAGAGAAGCAAATATTTATATGACTCAAGTAAGAGATTTTCTTCAAGCCTATTTTCCACAAAACAAGATAATTGTTTTTGGTATGAGAAATGGCAAAAAAGACATTGAATTAAAAATAATAAAAGACAAGGAGTAATACATGGCAGAAAATGACACTTTAAGAGATGATTTAATTAAACAATTTAATTCCCAATTTAAAGATTCACCACTTGAAATAATGAGTGAAAGTGATTTGGCTCATATTCCAGGGTGGATTACAACTGGCAATTATGCATTAAACTGGATTATATCAAAAGATATGTTCAAAGGTCTTCCTCTTGGTAGAGTTACACTTTTAACAGGAGATGCTGGTTCAGGCAAATCAATGATTGCCTTATCAATGATGCGAGAACCATCAATTGATTTAATTGTATATTTTGACAGTGAAGGTGGTGGTATTTCAGAAGAATTTGCTAAATTTTTAGGAATTGATGCTTCAAAAATTCTTTATCAACAAATGAACACCATTGAAGAATTAAAAGCAAAGATGGGTCTTGTTATTGATATTATTGAAAAAAATAAGTCCAAGAAAAATGTTTTGATGGTAATAGATTCTATATCAATGCTTACTACTGAAAGAGAATTGGATGCAAACGGTGGTATGGATATGGGAAATAAAGCAAAACAAACAAGAGAATTTTTTAGGTCATATATTCGTAAAATGCAAAAGTTAAACATTGCTTGTGTCATGACAGGTCATCTAACTTCAACAATTGGTGGTTATGGACCATCAAAAGAAGTAGCAGGTGGAACTATTTTACAATATGCTCCATCAGCAGAAGTAAGATTTGCAAGAGTAAATGCAGAAAGTGAAATTGAAAAATCAGCACTTGGAGCATCTGTTATTAAAATTAGAGCAGAAATTGTAAAATCTCGTTTTGGAACTCTTGGTAAAAGGGTAAAATTTGATTTAGATATGGAAAGAGGAATGGACCCTCATGCTGGCATATTCGATATTCTAAAAGATTATGAAATGATTACACCAGTGAAAAAAGATTGGGATGAACAAATTGCCAATAAAGAAATGGGCAAATCATCAACTGGGTGGTGGGCATTTGTCCCATGGAAAAATGATAAATTAAAGACATTATATGATAAAATGATAGAGAAAGGATTAACATCTTCAGGCAAATGGAGAGAAAAACAATTAGGAGAATTGTGTAGAGAGAATGAATGGCTTTTGCATGATATTCAAGATTGTTTGACAACAGTATATTTTATTCCTGAAGAAGAAAAAATTCCAGAACAAGAAGTAGAAACACAAACTATAGAAGAACCAAAAAAATCAAAGAAAAAAGCATAATTATATATGAGAGCAGATGGAGAAAGTCCCATCGTATTTTTAGAGACTGGGAATGGAATCAGTCTGTCATGTAATATCTATAAGATGATCTTTCATTTGCTCTCATTAAAGAAAGGGTAGAAATTTGAATAAAACAGTCGAACAATTAAGGCAAGAAAGACTTGGTGCAATTAATGAAGAACTAAAAGATGTTAAGTTAAAACTTGCTCCTCCTGAATTTGTAGAAGGTGTAGAGTGTTTAGATGTGGTTGAGGCTGACATACCTGAAATTAAAGAACAAATAAAAGAAATGGAGAAAATAGTAAAGGCCCATTCCGGGCTAGGACTTGCTGCACCACAAGTTGGCATTGCAAAAAAATTTTATATTGCTTTTGTAGATGGGCAATATGAATTATTCTGCAATGCTAAATTTTTTAGAGGTAATGCTTCAAGAAATAGTCATCTTGAAGGATGTTTAACTTATCCATTGTTAGACCACACAATGACTAAAAGGTGGAAAGAGGTTGTTGTTCATTATGATATGATTGTAAATGATAAACTTGTTCCAATGAAAAAGAAATTTCGTGGAGTAGAAGCATTTGAACACCAACATGAAATTGACCACTTAAACGGGGAAACTATTTATGCCAAATAATATATTTTTATTAATTGATATGCTTGATAAAGAATTTCCTGATTATATTTTTGGTGCAAATCAAGATGGGATGTTGTTTATCAATGCTCAAATGACAAATATAAATTTAAATACTAC